CCCCAGATCAATACTTTCTCGACCATCTGCGGCACAAACTCCAGGCCTTTGTCGGCCGGGTATTCGGCGATCTGGTCTTCGTGCGTGTAGCGGCGGACGCGGGCACGCTCCCAGTCTGCCATCTTGTTTTCGGCGGTGATCTTGATGCTGGCGGTATCGCCCAAAGTAATGACGGCAGCATCGATGCGTCCTGGGAAAACCAGCACCGGATCTGCCAGCACGGCATAGTCTGCGCTCAATGGCGCCATCCAGATATTGCAGTTGCGGCCCTGGTAGTGTTCGCCCAGCACACGGCTGATCATGGCGGACGGAATGCCGGTCAGGGTCAGCGTTACCCCGGACATTTCCATGTCGGCGTTTTCGCTGATGACGTCGACGCTGCCTAGGTTGGCCAGGCCCAGCCACTCTTTGCTGTCCCAGGCAAAGGTGACGGCGGAATTGTTGACGCGGACAAACCCGGAAGGCCAATCCAGCTCGACCAGTATCAGGCAGGGGACGACATCACCGGCGAAGGCGTTTGCGGCGGCGGTGGTTAGCGTACGACTCATGCAAAGGCCTCCACCGCTTCAAGCGTGAAATTGGAATAGCCCCACAAGTAGTCGGTGCCGACTTCATCCCCGGCCAGCCGCATGATGCAGGTTGGCGCGGCGACAACCAGCGCGGTATCTGTGGTCGGAGAAACACGAATCGGTTCGTCCAGGCTGACGCTCATCTGCCCGGAGCCGTTGGCGGTGGCGTCGGCAATCACCATGCGCAGCTCGGCTCCCGCGTTGTAGCCGATGAAATCGCCGGCCAGCAGCGTGGCGCCAGCGGTCCAGCCATCGGTGGCAAGGGTTGCGCCGGTCTGGCTGGCGCCATTGACCAGCGGTGTACCCAGTGCGGTGCCGCGCGGTGAGGGCTGGCCGAGGTTGCCAAAGTAGAAGCGGCCGGCGGTGCCGCGCAGGCTGGCGAGAAAGACCAGCAATTTTGCGCGATCATCGGCAGCCAGATTGTCCCAGCGGGCGGTGCAGGCCCAGCGCGCACCCGGCAGCACCATTGTCTGCACGCCGCCGGTGAAGGGCGATTCGAACGTTTGCGTGTTGCTGATCTTGCGCCAGGCAAACGCACTTGGGCCGTGGCGGCTCAGCGTGGGGAAGGTAAGCGTGGTCATGCGCGGCCCGTCGCACGCGCGAAGCTGCCGCCGCGCTGCATTGAGTTGTAGATTTCAGCTTTGGCGAGGTCTTTGGCTTGGATCATCGCCTGCACGATCGAGGCGCGGTCGGAGCGGGAATCGACGCTGATGTTTTGGATGATGGTGACGCCGCCGCCGGCCTGCTGTTGGCCAGGCGTTTGCACGTTGACCATTTCGCCCGGGGTGGCCTTGAACGCGACCAATTGGCTGTCAGTGCCGCCAGATCCGCCGACGGTGAAGCTGCCGCCAGTGGCGAATCCAAACAGTTCAGCGATGGAACCAAAAATGTTTTGTCCACCGCCACCGGCGCCGCTGCTGCCATTGAAAATGCTGCTGACTGCGTTGCCAATGGGTTCGGTGACGCTTTTGCGCACGATGATGCGAGCGACGTCCTTTTCAATTCCTTTGAGCACATCGCTGAATTTGCCACCTTCAAGAGCGGCATCTTCAAACGCGCTGCTGAAGGTCAGGCCCAGCTCTTTTGCCAGGTTGCTTTGCTCTTTCAGCTTTTCGTTGGTTTCGCCGGTCAGTTGCCCGATGGCTTCCTCGTATTGCTGCGCGCCGATCTGGCCATCAAAAAATGCTTGATTGAGGAAATCGATATTCGATTGCAGCGCTTCTGTTTTGGTTAGCGTGGTGTTGCTGATCAGGGATTCGAGCCGCTTCCGGTAATCGTCGAGCGCCCGTGTTTCGGCGTCGAAGGCCGGGCCGGAGAATATGCGGAATTCATCGGCGGCTTCGTCGTTTGCACGCTTGATGATTTCGTTGCGGGCAGCCAGTTCTGCGGCGGTGCGCTCTTTGCCGAAGGGGTCGATAATGTCGAGTCTTTCGGCGGCGAGCTTGCCGGGCTTCGGCATCTTGATTTTTGTGTCGCTGGACCTGGTTGGCTTTCCGGCATTACCGCCTGCCGCTGTGCCTGCTGAATTTGCTGCTTTCTCTCCGAGCAATACAGATCGCTCGTATTGGTCCAGGGTGGCGCGCTGCGTCCGTGCGTACTCCGCGGCCATGTCCAAAGTCTTTTTCGCCATGCCGAACTGTGCAGTCATGGCGTACCCGGTGGCCGTAAGCGCGGAAACCGTGTCGTTTGCCAGAACGCGCAGGACAAACGACACGTTTGACCCAGTTACGGCCAGGGTCTGCGCGGTCGTGGCAAACGCGCCATAGGCTGTGTTCATGCCGCCCATTGCTTCGGCGTGCTTTTCCTGTTCCGGCGTGGACAGGTTGATGATGCGGCTCAGTTCCTCGATCGCTTTTGCCGCCGATGTCACGGAGTCATAAATCAGATCCCCGGTGTTGCTCTGACTGACGGTCAGGAATAGCGCATCCCAGGTGTCGGCCAGATTGCTGAGTGCTCCGTCCAGGGTGGCGGCCCGTGTGGCCATGGCGCCGGCGAACTGGTTGTTGCCAATCTTGGTGAGGTAGCCGGTGATTTCCTCGGCCGAGTTTTTGATGGTGGTGGTGACGCCCTGGAAGGTGAGCGATATTTCGTCGCCATTCTTGCGCGCCTTGATGCCGAATTCCTTTAGGCGCTCGAACTCGCCGGTAGACGCATCGGCCACCGCCTCGATCATCTGGTTGAGGGATTTTCCCATGGCGCTGGCGGTGTTGCCGTAGCTCGCCAGGCTTTCCTTGCTGGCGTCCAGGCCCAGGGATTTCATTTTCACAAATGCCCCAGTTACTTCGGCCAGGCTGAACGGGGTAGTTGCGGCGAATTCCTTGATCCAGGCGAACTCACGTTCCGCGTTCGCCGAGCTGCCGGTGACCGTGATCAGGGAGGAGTTGAGCACGTCGAACTCACGCTGCACGCTGATGAGCTTGCCGGCCACCTCCATGATTGAGCTGAGCCCGGCCAGGCTGGCGCCGGCAGTGGCCACGCCCTTGAAGGCGCTGACCATGCGGGCGCTCTGGGTCTCGGCAACATGCGCGGCACGGCCCATGTCCCGCTCGATGTTGGCAATGCGGGCGTTGAGGTCGATGGTGAGGCTGGCAAATGCCATACGGGTCAGTCCTTTTTCGCCATGGCGCGCAGGGCGGCGCGCTCCATGGTGCGCAGATCCTCAAACAGGGCCGGCCAGGTGGCCGGGTCGACGCCCATCAACTCCAGGGCCGGGCGGATGGCGGCGTAGTCCATGCCGGTGCGGCCCCCCATGCCGGCCCGCCACTGGGTGGAGAGGGCGGCGAAAACGTGGAAGGCCTCAGCCGTGTCGGGCCATAGTTCGATTTCGTTGCCTTCCCCGGCGAAGTCTTCCGGGGTAAGGCCCCAGGCGGCCAGTTGCTCCGGGTCTACGGTGGGCGACGGGGCAAAGATCGCGGCCGCCGCCCGGGTCAGTTTCCCGCGCGGGCTCCGCGCAGGCCGGCCAGGTAGCCCATGAGCAGCTCGGCGTCGGCCTGGTGGTAGTTGGCGATCAGCAGCCCGAGGTTTTCCAGGCTGTACGGCACGTCGCAGCCGGACCAGCCGACAATCACCTCAGCCAGCGTGGCCGCCTCGGTGCCGGGCTCGCGGCCATTGACGGCGCGGAACCAGTCCAGGGCGGCCTGTTTCTGCTGGTAGCGGTAGCGCACCAGCAGTTTCTGGGGCGCGGCGCCCGGGGTGCTGATATTCACCGCCGCCTCGAACTCGGGCGCCGGGTTGATGCGCAGGGTGATTTCGTCGGCCATGTTATGCGGCGTAGCGGGTGAGGTCGTTGGCGATGGCGATGTCGATGTTGGCCTTCATTGGCGTGTTTGCCGCCATGCTCGGCATCTTCTGCAGCGACCAGTAGCCGCCGGAATAAATGCGCGCGCCGGACTTAAGTTCGATCTTCAGACCGTAGACCGTCTGGTTGGCATTGCTGGCAGCCAATACCGTGCTGTACCAGGCCAGGGTGGGGTCGTCGAAGAACGACAACTGCAAGCCCTGTGCGCTGCGATAGCTCGGCAAGCGACGCTCACGCCCCATGGAAATAGACTGGTACTGGATGAACTGCTGTTCTCCGCCGCTTGTGCTGGGGGTCTCAACCTGGGTGATCTCGGTCCACGCCGTGACTTCGCGCACCGTGCCGGCGCCCCCACCCGCCGGGAACCTGTCGGTGTCCTGGGTATCCAGCCCTTCGACCGTGACCAGATAGGGGCCGGAGCCGCTGACGGATTTGACGCGGTAGTAATTGCCGTCGATTTCCTCCCAGCCAGAGGTGACCTCGAACACGTCGGCGGTCGTCAGGCCGGGATCGGCGGCGAAACTGAGCACGCATTCAGCCGCGTTGCTGGCGGCGCTAAAGGTTTTGTCGGCGCCGTAGGTGGAGGCGATGAAAAATTTGCTGCCATTGGGAAGGTAAACGGCCATGGTGGGCTCCAAAAAAAAACCCGCACAGGGCGGGCAATGGGTGGCTGTGGGTGGTGTGGGTGCTACTGGGTGAGAGTCTGGTAATCGAGGGTTGCAGCGGATCGGCCTGTTGACTCATCCAGCTCCGAGCCGCGCGAGACATAGGTGAGCACCGATGTTTGCAGCGCCGCCGTCACCGCATCCGCCAACGCCTCGGCAGCAATGCGGGTATCTGCCCAGCAGGCCAGCGTCAGGGTGACGATTTCGCCCAGCGTGGCGCCGCTGATTGCAACGATTGGCTGGGTGGATGTGCGCTCGTAGCCGATATACGGGGCGGCCTTTTCTTCCGGCACGAGGTCGGGATAGATGCGGGTGCTGACCAGTGCGGTAACGCCTGGCGCGGCGCTTAGGAGGCTGTATAGGGTGGCTTCTGCGCTCATGGTCTGCGGGCGTTTGCTTTGTCGATGCGGGTTTTCAGGCGCGCTTTGAAGATGTCGATGGCGCGTTCTGCGTTGGCGTTGAACGCTGGCCCCATGAACGGCTGGGCGGCGTGGTGCTGGGTGCCAAATTCCTGAAAACGCCAGTAGAACGGGTCGAACGGGTTGCGTGCGCTGGATTTGCCGCCGAGGCCTTTGCGTTTGCGGACGGCGACATAGACGCCGATTTCGCCGTTCTGGCCGTTGATGCGCTTGCTGGCCTTGGTGATGATGCTGCGCTTCAGCGTGCCGGGCAGGCGGTAGGTGGCTGGTTGTTTCAGGATCGGCGCTTTTTCGCGGGCAGCCTTGGCAATCGGCGCGGCTGCATCGCGCAGGCCGGCGCGGACAACCTTCTTTTTCAAGTCTGTCGTGAGTTCAGCCAAACTGCGCTTGAGATCCGCGAGGCCTTCGATCTCAGCCATTTTTTAGCCCCTTGCTGCATTGCAGGTAGTAGTCGACGCCGTCGTCACTGGGGATGATGGCGTGCAGCGTGTAGATGTCGGCGCCGTGCTGGATGCGCCAGTCATCGGCAATACCGGCAGCGGCGAGCTGGCGAACGGTGATGCGTGCGGTGACCTCAGACTGAGCCTGCTGCGCGGCGATCAGCGCACGGCCGGACAATGCCGATACCTGCGCCCAAATGGTCGCTTGTGTTGTCCAGGCGATGGACTCGCCGCCCATGGCGTCGCGCGTGACGGTCTTGCTTTGCAGCGTGATGCGACGGTTGAGTTTGCCGGCGTTGAGCATCGCTATGGACTCGGTTCAGTAAGCGCGGGGGTGGGGGGCTCAGGGGCGCGGTAGGCGATCCGACAGTCTTACATCCCAGGGGCGCGAATCCTGATTACGCGCGCGCAACACAAAAACGGTCAATCCCAGTCCGTACCGTTCGCCAAGTCGCCGAGCACGCCGAAGTCCATATCACCGTTCGCCTCCTCGGTTTTCGCCGCGTCAAGAATGGTGCCGAGATCAGTCGTCGTGATCTCGATTGTTCCGGGGGAGGCGCCTGCTTTTACCACGCCGTGCAGCATGAGGCACACGTCCAGACCATGGTCTGCTGCAAAAGCAATCTGCGCCGTGATGGTGGACACCGAGGATGCAGACGTGTGGCCGATGATTGGCAACATAAGCCGCTGGTACCTGGACAGCGCTGTGAAATCGAAAGCCTCCGTCGTTGCCGATGTCGCGCCACGCGCTACGGTGAAACCTGCGTTCAACATCTCGTCGAACATCGTCAGGTCTCCGGTTGCTGCCTGCCCTTCACCGCCCGGCCACACGTAGCATTTCTCGAAACCCGGGGTATCGAAACTGTTATCGTAAATCCAGTCACGAGACCGGAGAACGTCGGCGATCCGACCGGCGTTATCTGAGTACGCAGTGAAAAGCGTACCGGCTCCGAGCCCTGTTTCTGGGCCATGAGGAACAATCTGCCCGCCAGCATCGAGAATCGTGTGCAGGTCCGATCGCCGGTTGTACAGCAGCCCCGTCCTATCATCCACCCTCGACGTGATAACGCTCGACGTTAATGGAATGCCGCGCGTGGTCATCATCGGCAACCCGTTTCTGATCATGGACTCATAACCATCATCGCAAGTCACAAAACAGCGTGCTTTCCGGCGCTTCGGCGCAAAACTCACCCCGTACAAGTAGACTGTAGCCACCTGTCCAGACTGCGGCGTGACGGTGAAGCGCATGGCGTTGACGTTAACCGGGAAAGTGGGATTGGCGGCACCCCACGAGGCTCCGGTGCCGACCAGTTGGTCGCCCCTCGTTTGATCCCCTATCTTCACTTGGTTGCCATACCAGAAGGTCGCTGGCGCGGGTTGCTGCTCCCTTGGATTGTTTACCGGGTTAGTCAAAATGCTGTTGGTGCGTTGCGCCGAGTTTGTAAACCCGTCCGGAGACACAGACAGCGACATGCTGGAAACTTCGGACTTGATCGCTTCGGCCTGGTACACGTAACGGCCGTACCATAAGGTGTCGCGGATTATCAAATTTACCGTGGTGGTAACCCCAGCCCCTGTCACGATTTTCAGGGCCGGCTTGCCGTACCTCTCTACGATGGAAAGGGTAGGAGAACCGGCCTCGGCAGAGAAATCCCCGGCGACAATGTTTGTCCCCCCCCACGCGTAGTTCGGTGAACCGTGAATTTTGCGTAAATCTCGGCGCTTATATTGTGGGCGGCCATCCGGCCCCACCAGCACGGTGCCGCCGGAGGCGTCTGTGGACCACTTCGCTAGCCCGGCCTCTCCATCGTTGTCGCCATCAATGTCCGAACGAGCAATTCCAGCGGCAATTATGGTTGCTTCGTTGGTCAGGCCGC